CGAACCGCCGATCATAGGCCACGTTGCCCACGGCAAACGTGGCCGCATCCGTCCAGCTTGATCCATCCGAGCTGTGCTGCAAGGTTAGATCGGCCGAGGTCACGTCAGCCGGAAATTCCACTACGCGCAGATCGCGCATGTCCATAAGCGAAACCGCTTGTGCCGATCCGAGATCGAGGCGCAGCACCTCGTATGCGGTCGCGGCACCTACGCCCTTCACGGCCGTGCCACCCGAGACATAGAGGCCCAGCGCCGAGCTATCGAAGCCATCCAGCTCAAAGGTGTCGGCCGTCAGCACCGTGATCGCGCCCTGGTGGCCGTTGATCGAGGTTGCCAGGATTTGCTCCGCCGTGCCTCCGGTTGAGTATGCCGTGAAGCCGGTGCTGTCGGTGCCGTCCAGAGAAAACGTGTCACTGGTCAACACCGTCATTGTATAGGTATCGTTATTCAGCTCCGTCATACCAGACACGCCGGTAATTTCGACAGTGTTGCCGGACGAAAATCCATGCCCTGCCGCCGTGATAACGCAGGGGTTCGCTTGGGTCGCATTTGTAATCGACGCGGTGGTGCCGCTGGGAGCGCCCATACCCTCAACCGCGTCGATCCGTACGCGATCTCCGGTCGAATAGCCGTGAGCGATGGCTGTCACCACGGCCGGATCGGCGTTCGTGACGCCACTGATCGCCTTGCTCAATCCGGTCTGGAAAAGCGTCGTCTCGTCGCTGTCCGTAAGGTTGCCGATGGTGCCGCCGTTGATCCCGGTGACGGTCGCGCCGGACAGGTCGATCTCGGAGATCGGGCCGCGCTGGAGCGCACGATATCGCCAGCCCTCGCGGCGCTTGGCCCCGCCCTGGGGCAGCGGCACGGCGTTTTCGATGATCCTGGCCGAGTTGTAGAAGAACGACACGTCCTCGCGGCTCCAGAGGAGCGGGTCGAACTCCCCGGCCGAAAGGCTGGTCTGAATGTATCGGCTCGTCGGCATTACCGATACCCTCCAAAGCGCGCGCCCCAGATCGGATCGTGATCGTCCAGGAGTGATCGCGTCGGATCGCCGGTGGCGTCGGCCTCGGTCGCGGTGCGGAATAGCCCGCCACGCCCTAACTCGCTCGGGTTGCCATAGGCGATTTGCCGGTGCATTTGTTCCTTGCTCGCGTTCTCGGTGATAGGCAGCGCCAGGGTTGCGGCGACAGCCTCGATTGCGAGCGTTTGGAAGTAACCAGGCCATTGGCTTTCAGGAGCGCGCCAGATGTATTCGATCACCACCTGGTCATAATTAGAGAAAATCCATTTCTCTTGTGTCTCGTAATCGAACACTTGGGGCGCGCGAACCTGCGTCGAGTTGAAAACTGACAGAGGCTTGCCCACGCGATCCGTGCGCAGCGTCGGCAGGAGAAAGGCGCGCTTCCATTCGTTGAGAGGCAAGCCCGCTGCATCGTCAGGCAGAACCTTGCGCCGCGTGGCAAAGCTCCAGTCGTGCGAGCCGAGGAGCTGGAGTATCGTCGGTTCGTAGAGCTGGTTAACCTTCTCGGCTGCGTCGCTGTCCTCCTCAAACGAAGAAATCGCCGGTTCGCCCAGGCGAGCCAGCGCTTGCGATGCAACATCCACTTTGCTGTAGGTCATGTCGGTCCCCTAAGAAAAAGGGCCGAGGCCATGACAGCCCCGGCCCGTCCCTCGCATCCACACCCCAGCGGATTAGACGAAGGCGTCGATTGCCGCGATGGTCACGACACCGGCGCTGATTGCCGACACATGAGCGTCGAAATCGGCATCCGATGCGTGGATCAGGATGCGGTCGCCCACGCTCAGAATATCGGCGGTGTTGAAGTATCCCGCGCCCTTGACGGCCGCTTTCGCATCGGCTCCGGCGTTGTAGCTGAAAATCTTGATGCCACCGCCAGAGCCGCTGTGGTTCTCCAGTCCTTGCAGGTTGAAAGCCATGTTGCTTCTCCAAATTAAGTTTCAGGAGAGGGCGAGCGTCAAACCCGCCCTCCTGATGGCGCTTATGCGCCGTCCTCGTCGCAGGTGATCTCGACCACACCACCGGCGTCGATCTCAATGGAACCGGCCGAAAACAGCATGTTGGCGAGCCAACTCGTCTTGGTCGGGATGTAGTTGACCTCCATCCGCTGATCCATGCCGATTGCGTGCCCGATTGCCGACTTCGCATAGGCGAAGGTGGTGCGGTCGCCGCTGGTCAGGTCGAGCCCGCCTTCGGCGCGGGACGCAATCCACTTGAACGACATGCCGAGGAACTGCGAGATATCGCCGTTGACCAGGGCGCGCACCGTGTTGAAGTCCGCGCTGGTAGCCTCGGTTTCGCCCAGAAGGCCCTCACGCCCAGCGTAGGAGCCGACATAGGTGATATCCTCGTCCTCGCCCACACCGTTGTCGCCCAGAAGGCGTGACGCACGGCGCAGCTTGTCAACGTTGAGGTTCGTGTTGGCCCCGCCGATGGAGCTTGCCACGGTCAGCGTGGTGGAGGTGGCTTCCAGCGCGTCGATGATAAGCTGATCCTCGCGGCGGCTGATCGCCTTGGCGATGGAACCGGCCAGCTCCTCGCGCTCGGAGATGTTGGTTTTCGCATCATCGAACACGTCGGTGTATTCGGCGGCGTTCCAATCTTCGAGCGTTGCGGTCGTGTTGGTGTGCGCGAGGTTCATCGGCACAACATCGGTCTGCTTGACGCGCCGAGTTGCCAGGCCAGCGGCCAGCTTCCGGAAGCGGTGGGTCGAGCCCACGACGCCGGTTTTGATCCGCACGGTATCGCGCAGCTTGCCCATGTCCTGATAGGCGTGCTTCACATCAGCGTCGAAGCTGGCGATTGCTGCGGTGGAGAGAGAGACCGAACCGGCCTCGTCTGCCATGAAGAAAGCCGGGTCCATACGCTTGGCGAGAACCACCAGCGCGGTGATGATGTAGACAGCTACCACGTCAAGAAATGTGTAGATCGAGCTGAGAATTTTGCGGTGCATTTGCGTCACTCCTTCAAGGTTTCAATCGGGGGAAGATCGAGGGCCTTAAGGGTCGCGGGCCTGTCGCCTAAGCCGGGTGCCGTTCCTCGCGGGTCTGCATCTTGTGCGCCAATATGCCACCAGCCGCGCGATCTGGCAAGCGTGCATAAAAAAACGCCCCGGCAATCTATTATTGCCGGGGCGACCAAGTAGTGATGGTTCATACAGGCTTGCGCCCGCATCGCACCTATAGCACACCGGAGCGGATCGAGCCAGTCTGTTGCGGCGAAGTGCCAAACGCCTTTTGCATCAGGCGTTGCGCCTCTGCCATTGCCGCGTCCTTCTCCGCACCGGGCTTCATCTTACTGGCCTGGGCGTGCCGGGAATAGGCTTCCTGCGGCGTCACCGATCCATCCGCGCCATCGGCCACTGGGATCGGTCTTTCGCCCATCTCGCCAGTTAAGATGCGGTGGAAGATGCGCGCTGCGCGGCCGGTGCCGACCATTTGTGAGAACTCGGCAATGTCCTGCTCGTCTTTGAGAACGCCGCGCTGGGCCAGCTTCTCGGCATATGTGCCGATGGTGTTGACGATGGTGCTGGCCTCCTTCTTGCCGACCTCTTGCACCAGGCTCTCCATCTCTTGCTCACCGCTGATCTGCGCCGCCTCCTCGTTCGACACGCCGATGGGCATACCGTCCTCCGCGATGCCTGACAGGCCCTCGCGCATGAGCTGGGTAAACGCCTTGTCAGGGATGCCGAGCTTGTGCGCGGCCTTGCGGAACGCATCGACGTAGGGCTTCGAGGCTTCGCTGTTCAGCTCCTCCGCGATCTTGTCGTCGTCACCCTCGGGGTCGAACTTGTAGCCCTCGGGATCGTCGGGCACCGCGCCATCCAGCTTGCCCTCGCCCTTGCCCTTCTTGGACAGATCGCGCCGCGCGCCCTGGTAAGCCTTGCTCAGTTTCGCCAGCGTCTCGTCAGCCGACGAACCAACCAGGTGATCCGGCAGCTCCATGCCGTCAGGCAGCTTCCAAGCGTCACCGTCGCCCTCGCCTTCGCCTTCCTTGGCCTTGCCCTTGGTGGCGAAGTCCAGGATCGAGGAGCCCTGGGAACTGCTGCCTCCTTCGCCTTCTCCACCTTCGCCGCCAGCGCCTTCGCCCTCGCCGCCGTCTCCATTGCCTTCGCCCGAACCTCCCGAGCCTTCATCGGCCGGGCTCCAAACGGGGGCGTGATATTGCCAGAATTTCCACATGCACGTCGTCTCCTTGTTTCGCTGGGGTGTGGGTTTTCAGATCAGCCCGCGAGGAGCCGGTTCACCTGGTCGTTGACCTCGGCCTTCGCCTCGCGCAGCCAGGTGACAGCGGGCCATTCGGCCGTGCGGTTGCCGTCCTCGTCAGCGACGAACGCCTGGAGATCGAACTCCTTGATCGCCGCGTCCATCTCCTCGTTCAGCCGCGTGATCGCGCGCTCGATCCGACGGCGCGAGCCCCGGTTGACCTTGGAGCGTGTCAGCTCACCCTCGACCGGGGCGGGCAGCGCTGCCTTGGCCTCTGCGATCTTGGCCTCCAGGTCGGCCACCGTCTCGTTGCTGTCCATCTCGATCCCGAGGCCCTTGGCCTCCTTGATCAGATCATCCTTCTTTGCCATTGCCTTCTCCTTCATGCGCCAGGGCGATGTTGTAAACGATATCGAACACGACTTGCGCCATGCCCTCACGGTAGAATGCCGCGTCCGGTCCCTGGCCTGGGATGCAGCGTGTTACGTTGACGTAGCGGTTATACATATCCGCCAGCACCTCACGCCCGGCAGGCGTTGAGAACACAACCGAATAAAGCTCGGGATCGACACCTTGCCGGATCGGTGCTTGGTCCTCGGTGCGTCGCATGAGATCGCGCCACGCTTCGCTGTCGCCGTTCTCGAACAGGGCGTCGAGCCCGGTGTTACCGTCTGCCATTGCGCTGCGCCTCCTGTTGTTCGACCGCCTGCGCTGCCACGTTCGGATCAGCACCTTGCTCGGTCGCCCCCTGTGCTGCCGCCGCCTTCATCAGCTCTACCTTCTGTTCCTTTGTGGTGCGCAGGTTCATCGGCACATTCATCAGATCGCCAAGGTGCGGGGTGACTTTCTCAAAATCCATTTCAAACATCATCAATTGGTCGCCGCCAATGGCTTTCAGCATCTCCATGAAGCGCACGATGTTCTCGACCTCCTGCATGGCCTCGCCCCGCGCGAGCGGGCTTGTCATACGCACCTCGATCAAGAACTGGTCGATCTGGAGCCCCTGCGTCGGCAGGATTTGTTTCGCTTCCAGGATATCGACCACGCGCTGCACGGCCGGGATCACAAACTCCGCATAGAGACGGCCGAGGCCACCGGCCTGGTCTGCCACCAGCTCGCGGGCACGCTGCACGAACTCGGTCGCCGTTCGGATCGGTCCAGCCTCGGGCGGCAGGCTGTTGTCACCGATCACCTTGCGGATGTTCATATGGAGCGTGTCCAGCACCAGCTCGCCAAAGTCGATCCGCTGGGGGTTGTCGAGACGCTGGAGGCTGGGACCGTCCGGCCCGCCGTTGCGGCGCACCTTGATGATTGAGTAGGGCTTGATCGAGATCGGCCCGTCCACGGCCCCGCCGGTCGCGGTGTAGACACCAGCCACGGCCACGGCCACGGCGCGAAGGGTCAGCTCCACGATCTTGTTCGCGGTGCGGATATCGGGCAGGGCGAACAGCACCGGCCCACGCCCACGGTTTTCTCCAGGCAGCTTGGAATAGCGCGGCGTCACGAAAGGCGACGTGCGGCTCTGGCGCTCGACCAGGCGGGCCTTGTCTGCCCCCTTCTGCCAGAACACCTCGTAGCGGAACGGCGCTTCTTTCTCGTCATAGTCGCGATAGACCACCGAGGCGAGCTTGACCATCGGAGGCGTCGGCTTCTCGGCCTCCTCTTTCAGCTTCTCCGGCAGCGTGGCGTCGGGCCATTCCGTCGTGATCGCATCGGCGCGCAGCTCGTGCCAGAAGAACCAGCGATCCAGCCGCCCGTTCGGTCCCTCGTAGGCGTAGAAGTGCGACATGGGCATGGCCTGGAACACCACCGGCTCGCCCAGGAAGTCGTCGTTCGGCGTGATCTTCATCCCGCCCTGGCCATAATGCCAGTCGATGTAGGTTTCGTTCGAGGCGGTCGGAAATCCCGGCCCGTTGAACACGGCCTGCACTATTTTGGTGATCGCTTCCAGCTCGGCCTTGCTTTCGTCCTTGGGCTTGCCCACGGCCTCCTGGAACGTCTCGTCAGGCATTTGCTCGGCCGCTGGCCCCAGCCCGATCTCGAACCAGTCCTGAAACTGCGGCGTGAAATCTGAGGAAAGCCTGTTGGCCGCGCGGATCACCGACACTTGGGGCGTGCTGTCCCAGTTGTAGGCGGCTTTCTGCTGGCCCTCCTTCCGCTTCACGAAGTTTTCGCGGTCGGGGAACGTCAGCTCCATCGCCTCCTTGTAGATACCGTCGGAGGCTTCCTTGTCGCTCTTGGCCTTGGCTATCGCCTTCCAAGCCTTTTCAACGTCCCACTGCGCCACGATCAGCCCCCGAGCGTTTTTTTGAGGCGCTGTGACAGGTTGCCGATCAGCATATCCCGCCCCCGCGTGCCTGCACCGGCACCGCCGCCGCGCTCGCCGCGCTGCTGCGCCCGGTTCGCTTCCTCGTTCGACGCTTGCCGCTCACGCCGCGCCTGCCCCGCCTGCTTTGCAGCCTCTGCCCGCGCCCCGTTGTCGCCTCCGAAAATTCCACCCATCATCGCCTCCATAGGTATAAGCTCATATCCCGACCCGTCGGTGAAAACGCGGTCGCTGGCCCGCAATCTAACCGAAACCCATGCCATTCGGCAAACCTTATCGCGCGAGCATCGTCTGACGCCACCCACGCGCGCAGCTCGTCATACACCGCGCCGCTGTCGCGGAAGATCGTGTAGAGCCGGAACAGCGGACGAAGCTCGGCCGAGGATCGGATTGCAGCGCCGGGATATGAGACGAACCAGCCGCGCCGGTTCACGTCGGGCATGATCGCCATGCTGGCAACGAACTCGCCGTGATCGTTCTCCAGGGTCCAGGCCCACTTAGCCGTCGTCGCCACCATCTCGGGTAAATACGGCTGAGCCAACGCTTCCGCTTGTTCCTCGGGCCTTAGCCTCTGCAACATCTCGTTCAACGTCCTGTTGCCGGTGATCCCCGGATGGAGCATTGCCATATCCCTCGTCTCCCTTGATGCGTCCGGCCCAATCGGCTTTCGCCACGGTACGCGCCGCCAGTCTGCGGTTGCCGCCCTCTTGGTCTCTCGACCCTTGGAGGTGGTGTGGTTTCAGGTCCAGGTGGAACTCCTGGCAGTCGATCCGATGCCAGACACCCTCGCGGATCGGCAGCTCGCCCACCACGGCGCGGATGAACGTCGAGCGGCGCATATGGATGCGGCCCTTACTGTCGGTCCTGACCACGCCGGAGCGCGGCCACACGTCGTCGTCGTGGACCATGAAGCTTGGCAGCATCGCCACGTTGCCCTTGCAGGCGCGCATCAGCGAAGGGATGGACAGGTCGAGATCGGGATCGGGATCGGTCATATCAGCCCCCATGATTTCAGCGCCGCTTTGCGTGCTTCTATTGCCTCTGCTTTTTTAGCAAACAGCCCGAGGTGGCGTAGGTTTTTGTTGACGCAAATGTACGCCGCCCACTTCCCTGTTGCCTTGTGCCTTGAGACACCGGGCGTCCCGCTCGTGTTATCTTTCCTTCTGCCGCGCCGAAGCAGGTTTGTTGTCTGGTTGACCACTTCGAGGTTAGCTATCCTGTTATCGGCTTTGTCGCCATTGAGATGGTCTATTTGGTCGTGCGGCCAACCCCCGTGATGGAACCACCACGCGAGACGGTGCGCCATGTATCTCCTGCCGCATAGGCCAATCTGGGTATAGCCTTTCCCATCAGTGCGCCCCACTTTGCCGCCAGCGGTGTGCCCTGTAAGGCGGGTGAATTGACCCGTGCTCGCATCGTATTGCAAATGGTTGCGCGCCTCGTTGAGCGTCACACCTGGCGGCAAAGCAATCCCCATTGGCCGAGACCCTCC